CATAGACACGAGCTTTACGCTCTTCACGCCCTTCTTCTTCCTCTGATCGAATAAACTCGACCGGCACTTGAATCGAATAAGTCGTATCAGTCGTTGTCAGCGCTCCAGTGCTGGTGTTGTAGCTCGGAGATGCCTTACGGGTGTACGTGATCGTGTGATCAAACGACTTGCCCAGATCCGCAACAACCTGCTTAGCAACATTCTTGAAAAGCGTGTCGAGTGCGCCTGCCATCTCAACCCCTCACAACGCGGAGAGAATACGAGCCACTGCCGCCCAGACAATAAGCGCCGAGATAAGACTGAAGCCAAGGATAAACGTCGAATACGTTATTAACAGTTCCAACAGCCTGGCTAGAAGTGTTGTACTTGACTTCCATCTCCCCGAGCTTGACGGATTCGTATAGCCCCGTATCGCCGGTAGTCCCTGTAATCGAGTCCGTGTCATTAGCCAGTGCGTTGGCTAATTCATAAGTAGCGTATTTAATGTCGTTTGGAATCGCGGAGCAAGCAAGCTCAACACGATCCACATGGTAATTATTGCGAGGCCAGCTCAGAGCTTGGTCTGCATTGCAACGATCACCGTAAAAATTCAACGTATCGATCCAGCGCGTGGCTGAGATCAATGCACGGTTCTTTGCGTCATCCGTTTTGTTGTCCCACTGCGTGCTGTCTGGAACGGTTTCAAAGTAGGCGTCAGCCTCTGCCAGCGTCACATAGCTGTTGGCGCTTTCGCTTTCAAGTGTGGCTGTGATGGTTGCGGCCACGGCTTACCTACCTACTTTTTTCATTGCCATTTTATGCGCTTCGGTGAAGGTCTTACCAGCCTTCATCAGCCGACGCATCTCGGCCATGTGCTTTTTGGTGTGATGCTCTGCATGACGTTCCATCGCGGCTTTTTGCCGTGTGGTCAGTTTTTTGGGACTGCTGTACGCCATGCGAAAAAGAAGAAGGCCCCACCTAATGGTAGGGCCGTTTGTCTGATCAGAGATCAGATGGTGGTGGTATCCAAGGAGCTGTTGACGATCAGTTCGACCATGGGGATCAGGTCAACGTCGTAAGTAGCTGCCCAGTTGCTGGAATCGGACAGTTCAGCGTTGGTGGGGTTGTCGCCGGAATCATCCCACTTGGTGCCCATCACGTGATAGGTGGAGTGATAGTCAACCGACAGGACATCCTGCTTGGACAGCACGTTGCGGTCAGCTTCAATCCGAAGATCCTGCTGCACACCCTCAAGGATGGTGCCGGACTTAACCAGATAGCAGCGGAACTCACGCTGGTGGCCAGAAGCGCCAGGAGCGGAAGTGTTGACTTGAGAGTCAACAATCACGCGCATACCAGCAAACTGACCAACTTCACGAGCGCTGATGCCAACACCACCGCCACCCCAGGTCACTGCGCCAGAAGCGGCCAGTGCAGAGGTGGAGAAGGTCAACATGCCCACCTGATACAGGTAGTAAGCGACTGAAGGGTGAACAATCAGAGTGTCCAGCTCTTCACCGCGCTCACCCAGCAGGGAGCGACCGCGAGCAACAGTGGCAGCGGTGAGGAAGTTGTCCTCATCCGCACCAGAGGCAGCGGCAACGCCTAGGTCAAGGTGGTTAGCGCCCAGAGCGCCAGAACCACCAGCAAACAGACCATTCAACTGAGAGAACAGACGGGCGCTATTCAGCTTGTTGATGGCGTCAGCCAGCTGGTTGCGGATGTGAAGCATGGGATCTTCACCGGCAGCCAGAAGAGCAACGTCATCTACGGCATACGCGAAACCGCGATGGCAGATGGTTGCAACTTGAGTGCCAGTACCGACCTTTTGAGGGGTCAGATAACCAGCTTCGCTGGTGCCCCAAGTTGCGGTGCCGTCGAAGATCTCTTCGGTCGGTGCAACGGGGTTGAACTCAGGAACTTGAATGCGAGTACCGCCTTCTCGTGAATCGAGCAGGGCGTTACGAACCACAGCGCCAGACTTGATGAACAAGCTGCGCTCTTTGATTGCCTCAGACACATAGGTGCTGAGATTATTCCTTTTTACGATGTCCGCCAGAAGGACACCGCCGGAATAATTCTGAAATGGTGCGGCCATTTCTTATTCAGGGTTGAGGTTTGCGGGGTTTCAAGTCACGGACTCGAAGTGGTGTCCCACAGGGACTATTTACCGGCCTCTCGCTTGAGCACAGCTGCAAGTTCAGGGTCGGTAGCTTCCAAGGTCATTTGCTTGGTTAAGTTAATACTACCTTCTGCCCAAGGATTAGCGACACCTGCAGCACCAGCAGTTCCGGTTGTTGGCTTAGCACCCATGCCAGCTTGAGCACTTGGTTTGAAGTGATGCTCAAAACCAGAGCCAGGATTTTTCAGCTTGCCGAGATAGACATTGATGTCTTCTTCGACACCACCGTTGAGAACTTTGACGCTGCCATCATCTGATTTTTTCAGATTGCTCTGAACAAGCTGCAGCATCTGTTCAGCATTGATCGCACCAGCTTGGCTGATAGCGGACAGCGCAGAAGTCTTCATCGCAGCGGTTTCGTTAGAGGTACGAAGATCCGCCAGCTGCCGCTCCAAATCAGCAATCTGCTGATCTTTGGTCTGAGCTGTCTTGTTGGCCTCTTCCCAGAGATCCTTCCACTGACCTTGGTCTTCAAGCGTTTTCTTGCGCTGCTCGTCTTGTTTTTTGTAAACGTCGTCGAGCTTGCCTTTGATGCCTTGGAATTTTTCCTCGGCTTCGCTGGCACGTTGTTGCAACGCTTGAATTTGCTGCTCGTAAGCAGAAACATCAACGGTGACGGTGTTCGCAGTCTCAGCCACGGGCTGCTCAGAAGACGCCACGGGCGTCTCCTGGATGACTTGCTCTTCCATAATCAGGATTCAGGTGTCGATTCGATTGACGTTTCTACATTAGTCTCTTCAACCTTAGCTTTCGCTTTTTTGGTGCGTTTGGGAGCAGGTTTAGGCAGTTCGGGCTTGCCGTCTTTACCAACAGGCACAATTCCGTTGGCTTCACTCATGTCAATAAGCTGCCATCTGTAGCTGCCATCAGCCTGCAAGACTTTATGCAGTGATTGAGCCATAACGAAAAAGCATTTTGTTAAGTCTAAACCGTACCACCAACCTCATCCACAGTGGCTGGTGACAGGTTTAGCCACTCGCTCCCGTTGTAACCCTCAAAACGATTTTCTGTGGTGTTATATCGGATTGCTCCAGTAGCAGGGGATGCTGGACGTTCTGCGGTGGTTCCTACAGCTACAAAAGCATCTGAGCCAGCTGGACCTTGAGCGCCAGTTGCTCCTGTTGCGCCTCTGGGAATACTGAAGTCAAATACAGCAGCAGATGATGTGCCGCTGTTGCTTATAGAAGCAGCAGATCCTGCGACTCCTGTCGTGACTGTGCCGACTGCGATTGTTGCAGCAGCACCGTCAGCACCATCAGCGCCATCTGCGCCTGCAGCGCCAGTTGCGCCTGTTAAACCTGTATCCCCTTGTGGACCTTGAGGACCAGTAGCGCCTTGCGGTCCTTGAGGACCAGTTGCGCCATCTGCTCCGTCAGCACCATCAGCACCTGCTGGACCTTGAGGCCCAGTTGCGCCTGTCGCGCCAGTAGCGCCTGTTGCACCATCAGCGCCATCTGCACCTGCTGGACCCTGATCACCTTGTGGTCCTTGTTCACCTTGTGGACCTTGTGGACCTTGAGGGCCAGTAGCACCTGAACCAGCAGCAAGTGTGCCGTCAGCGTTGACTTCAGTTCTTGGAGCAGTAGAGCGTGGTGCACCGGTTTCATCTGCTGTGCCAATAGCAACAGGTGCTCCCGCCCAACCAGCTTCAGTCTTTGGACCGTATAACCGCTTCGTTAAAACATCGACGTACCAATCACCGTTGGTGCCGATGCTTCCTGGTGGACCGTTGCCGGACTGCAGGTTATTGAACTGATCAACCCTTTTGGCAAGTTTTACCAGTGCGGTGATCTGTGCAAGCGTGAGGCTGTTTTTGTCCGCCATGGCCTCACTGCATCATTGCGTTGATTAAACGGTCGATTTGATCGCTGTTTGGTGAAGCTTCTTCGCTGGCCGGGTCTTGCTTTTGCTCTGCTGCTGTGGGCAAAATTTCACCCTGCACCAACATGTCGCGGAACTCCTCACGGCTGATCACTTCATCTTCAAACAGCTGACTCATTGCAGCAATATCCTGCCCAATCAGGCGTTGCAGGTCAAAGTCACGGCTGATCTTTACCTTGGGTGGTTCAAGACCCAAGTAGTTAGCCGCCAAGTCATAAGACTTCTGCAAACCTGACTCAAGATCCATCGACACCATCGACAGCATCGAATTGGTGTCAATCCGATCCAGACGGCGTGCGTCAGCAGATTCGGCAACAAACTTCTGTTGGCTCAGCGTGCTGATACCCAATGTCGCCATCTGCTGCTGTAGCTCTTGGATCTCCGATGATTGCGCCTCAAACGCGCTTGCCGCAGGCTCCACGTAATAGACCTTGTTACCCGGCTGGGTCGCCATCGCGTAATTAACGCTGATAGCCATGTCTTTCGTTTGGTCGTCCCAGCCCTCAAGGACGAGCATCGGTTGCGAAGCGATGTGGAGACTGTGGATAAGATCCGCTTGCCGCTGATAATGGGCCAGATTGAGATGAGCAATGTCCAGTAGCGGTGGCTTACTGGTCATTGTGTCCGTTTTATTCGCGTAGATCGTCACCAAGGGGATTTGATCGAGCGAGTAAGGACCAGACTCAACCAGTTCATACTCTTCCGTAGCGTCGGATTGATCGAAGGAAGAGGGATATGGGAAGCTCCCTTGCATCTCTTTCTTTTGCTCTTCTTGCCGGAAGACGCGATAACGACCAGGCTCAATGACACGGATTTGGTCATAGACCTTTTCTCCAAACTCGCCGTCAGGGACTACAGCCTTTTCCCCAATCCGAACTTGCGTAAGGTTTCCGTAATTGGTCTCGCGGTCCAATCGCCAACCGTAGACGTTGGTCGGATCCACCTCAATCCAATAGGGCCGACGATTAAGAGCACGCTCCTCTGCAAGACTTCTCGCACTCGAAGGCGCAGGAAAATCAACCAGCGTGTGACAGTGCCCATACGTCAGGGCACAAATTAAGAGTCGTCGAGCGTACTCATCTAAATCCGATCCACAGCCATCAACGTCCTTATTAAAGACATCTGTCCAATAAGGGTCGCCTTCTACGCTAATCGGCTTGCGAAGTATTAAGCCCGCAGCCGCTCGAATCAACCGCTGCGTGTAAGGCGTAAAAACTGATCGATTGACCCGTGCCAGGTATGCGGTGTAGTCCTCACGCGGCTCTAGCGGCAAAAATGCTTCGCTGTTTTCACGTAAATACTCCGTGCCGTTGGTAACGGCCTTCATAATCTCCCAGCCCTTCATCTGGTCGATTACAGCCCGTGTCCTTACGAAGGGACTATCAACAGTCCCCATATAGGAGCTGCTGACCAAATGAGTGCGAACTAGGCCAGGAACGGAGTAAGTCATTTAGTCACCACTTCGTGCGGTTGGCCCAGTAAGCAGGGGAAAATTTGCCACGCTTAATGTTGGCTGCGTGGCGAGCCTTCCAGTTTTCGCGGCGTTTTCTTGCTGCTGCAGACTCGCCCTCACGCTTCGGTGAGCCACTGACTCCCTGTTGCCCGAATCGGATTAACCGAATCTTGTCCCCTTCCTTGACCAAGACGGCATGGGATTTAGTGGGGTGGCTCGGAGTGCGCTTGGGCTTGTTGTAGCCAGCAAATTTTTCGCCGCGATATTCAACCATCGCTCAACCCTTATTCAAGGTTGGAAGTGATGGCGCCGCTGGTGACGAAGTTGCAGGTGGCAACGACCAAATCGCCAACAGTGGATGCAATATCCATGCTGGTGATAATGCCCGCAAAGCTCACGCTGTCACTACCAGAAGTAGTACCGGTAGTAAACAGCTCAAACGTGGCGTCTGCAGGGTCTGCAGCAGTAATCACGTCTTCGATAAATGCAGCTTGACCAGTTGCATCTGGGTCGTACACCAGCTCAACGGTGCCGGAACCGCTGATCATGCTGCCGACAAATGCACGGAAGGTGTCACCGTGATCGGTAACGTCCAGCGTGTCTTTGGTGATGTTCAGAGTCCAGCTGCGGGTTCCAACGATGGTGGCGTTGGTAGAACCAGCGGCGTCAAACTGGACCG